TTGTATAACATTAAAACGATTATATGAGAAAATTTATAAATTACTTAAATAGCATTGAGGGTACTATGTACGTTGTTGCTATCACGCTATGCTTTTGGGTAGCTGCTTTAGATATTTTACTAATCACTTATGTACTTACGTCATGGTTTTCAAAGTAACACCCACAGGTTTATATGTTGTCAATAAAGGCAACCGAATAGAAGTGATGACACAAACAGAGTTTAATTTGTACTACACACAAAATGTGTGGTGGTCAAAAGCCAAAAACTTTTTAGGGCTATGATAGATAGGGTTACTAATCTAAAAGATATAGAGTATTACAACAACATAGGTTTATTAAGTGATTTAGTCTTAGAGGCTATTAAAAAGCAAGACACACCTAAGTTGCAACAAATGGCAAAAGCATTATCAGAGATTACATTTTACGTTAATGAGTTACATACAAACAGATGGGCGCATAACAAAATAGTAAGTGAGTGTACAGCAAGTAAAGATAGAGCCATTGTAAGAGCAAGACGAGTAGAGGACGAATTAAATAAATTATCAAAGACAAAAAATTATGGATTATAGCAAGTGGTTATATTACAACGAAGATAGTGAGCAATGCGCAATGTGTGGCACGCCCATAGAAGATAACGAAATGTATTGTAGTGGAACTTGTTTTGAAGCAGATAAAAGATGAAAGATATAAAATTATTAGATGGGGAAGTCTTTAAGAAAGATGACCTATTAGAGAAGTTAATAGATGATGAGTTTTACTATGGGTACATGGCAAAGGCAGCCCTGTCATCGTCATCAATCAAACTATTAAAACAAAGCCCAAAGAAATATAAGTACGTAACACAATATGGTTCAGGATCAAGTCAAGCGTTACGAGATGGCACTTTAGCACATTGGGCTATCTTAGAACCACAGAAGTTTGAGGATCAGATATATGTTGATGTACAAAGTAAGAACACTAAGAAATACAAAGAGGCACTATCAGAGCATGGTGTTGTATATACCACTAAGGAGAAACGAGATGCAGAAAGAATTGCTGATGCGTTCCTTAGAAACGAACACGCATTAAGACTATTAGATAACAGCGAGTTTGAAGCCCCTGCGTGTGGTATGATAGGTGGGTATCCATTTAGAGGTAAGGCAGATATATTAGGTAAAGGTAGAATATGCGATATCAAAACTACTACTGACATTAAAGGCTTCCCATACTCAGCAAAGAAGTACGGATATGATATACAGGTTTACATTTACTGTGAGTTGTTTGGTATTGACTACAAAGACTTTACATTTGCAGTAATAGACAAAGGAACTTTAGACCTTGCAATATGGGATTGCTCAGAGGAGTTTTATAACGAGGGAAAAAGAAAGACACATGAAGCCATAGAAGTCTTTGAAACATTTTTTGTACATGGCGCAGATATAGATAATTATTGTTTAACAGGAACTTTATAACATGAGAACGGAAATAAGAACATTTAAAGCAGGGGATTTAAAAAATCAAATAACAATACCCTTACATCAAAGATGGAAAGAGAAACATCACATAAGCAACTTAAATAACTCAATCAAAGCGAATGGGTTTTTAACAGCAGTAACATTATACGAAATACGCAAAGGGTTATATTCAGTAGAGGATGGATACCAAAGGCTAAGCTCTGTAATTGAAAAGATGCCTGAGCAAGAGATACACGCTGTTGTAGTGCCAAACGATACAAAGGTAAAACCTGAAGATGTTTTTCTATCACTTAATAATATACGAAAGCCATTACAGATACAGGATTATATAAGATTTCACGCAACTAAGCGAAGTGTGAACCCTTTTGATAATGATAACTTCTATACGTTTGTTTGGAATAAGATTTATAACACACCTGAAACACCAAAGGAACTTGACGAGGCTATGGGGTTGACAGGTGTTTTCTCACACTCTTCTATAAAAATGATGTTTACACAATCGTCGAACGATGCGTTTAGATCAGGCAATGCTAAAATGCAGGGCAATTCATCTATCAGACTAAGGTTGTATTATTTATTACAATCTATGTATATTGACGAGATCAACAAGATAAAGAGTTGGGATAAGATGACACATAAATTAAGCAAGTGTGCTTTAGTGGTTATTTTAAATAAGGTAATTCGCAAAACAAAAAATGTAGACAACGCATTTAAGGAATTGATTAAGTTTGCGCTGTACCTCGATAGTGAAATGCCACCATACTTAAACACAACAAAAGACAACGTATCTACATATTACAATGAATTTAAAAAAAACAAATTAAGTACAGTCAAATGACATACACGAAAAACATTAAGAAACGATTAGAAGTGATAATCAAAAAACACTTAGAGATAGACATAAACGAAAACTCACGAAAGCATAGTGTTATAAGGGGCAGAATGATAGCCTATAAGATTATGAGAGAGAAACAATGTGTAAAAGCACACATATCTAAATTGTTTAAACAAAACCACGCAACTGTACTGCATCACCTTAATAGGTTCTCATATCTATATAAACAAGACATTGCATTTAGAGAAGATTATAACAAAGTGTTTAACATATATCGTGCTATTGATCCATCACTTACAAGCACTATTGATGACGAACCAATAGAAACGATTACAAAGCGAATAGACAACCCTTTATACAATTTAGTAGATCAAGTACCTGAACATCACAGAAACGATGTAAAAATACGCTTAGAAGCTATGATAGTAGGGTTTGGCATTAAACCACGTAACCAACAAGCTACGATATATAATGTAGGCTCAACATCAATGGCATGATAACAAACGAAGATAATATGCAGTTAATGGCAAGGTATGAGGATAACCACTTCGACCTTGCTATTGTTGATCCCCCTTATGGAATTGATGTAACAAAAATGACACTTGGGAATGGTAAGAAAAAAATAAATAGGGGTGCAACAGATTGGGATAGTAATATACCTGATGCTAATTATTTTGATGAGTTGTATAGGGTTAGCAAAAATCAAATAGTTTGGGGCGCTAATTATATGACTACATATTTACCTCCAAGCATGGGTTGGGTGTTTTGGGATAAAGGCACAGGTTCAAATGATTTTAGCGATGGCGAACTCGCATACACAAGCTTTAAAAGAGCTTTAAGAAAATACAAAGTATCTTGGGTTGGCGCAAACGCTAACAATGGCACACCACGAATACACCCCACAGAAAAACCTATACAATTGTACGAATGGTTACTTATGAATTACGCAAAAGAAAACGATAAGATACTCGATACTCATTTAGGTAGTGGCTCAATAGCAATAGCTTGTCATAATTTAGGTTATGATCTTACAGCGTGCGAACTCGACAAAGACTACTACGAGGCTGCCATGAAACGAATACAACAACATAAACAACAAACAAGAATCTTTTAATGATAAAAATGATAAGGTACTACGAGGATTGGAAAGCAACAACCGAATGTAAAAAGTTTATTGTATATTGTGATAGAATGATAGAAGCGATTAAACAAAACAACACAACAGAACTTAAAAGCAAAAGACTATGAGTTTATCAGGATTATTAGCAACACTAATTTTATCAGCATTTACTTACTTTATAGGATATCTAAAAGGTCACGATGATGGGGCAAGAGGGAAATAAATGGACGTGCTTAGATAGTTTGTTTTGCTACACAGGATGTGACAAACAATGCGATGAATGTAAACAGTTTGACGATAGACGAAATGAAAAATAAAAAATGGACACAAGCTCAAAAGATTGAGCAGATAGAAAGGGCTACTACAAAACTCTATTTAATGGTTAGTCAACTATCTAAGGAAGTGCAGAAACTAAAGGACGTACAAAATCCTGAATAAATACGTTATATAATTGATTAAACAATCTTTTTCAATTATGGATGGTAGAGCTTCAAATGGTGGTACAAGACAAGGCGCAGGTAGAAAACCTAAAGCAGACGAATCTAAATTAGTAGAACGCTTAGATGCGATCATAGATAGTGACGAAGCATTATCACAATTAGGTAAGCTTGTAGCTAAAGGAGATATGAGAGCAATACAACTTTATCTAAGCTATCGATATGGTAAGCCAAAAGAAAGCGTAGACATAAACTCATCAGAGGGGTTAAACATTAACTTTAAGGATTTAATTAAGTTTGTCGATTAATATACATAAGAAATACCTACCCATATCATCAGACGATAGCAGATACTTTGTCGTAACAGGTGGTAGGGGTTCAGGCAAATCCTTTTCGATTAATGCTTTACTTGTTGTACTTACTTACGAACAAGGGCATACAATACTATTTACACGATACACATTAACATCTGCACGTATCTCTATCATACCTGAATTTATAGAGAAGTTGGAAATGATGAAATGCATATCAGACTTCCACGTAACAAAGGACGAGATAATAAATAAGAAGTCAGGTAGTAAGATAATCTTTAGGGGTATCAAGACAAGCTCAGGAGATCAAACTGCAAACCTTAAATCACTTACAGGTATCACTACGTGGGTAGTAGATGAAGCAGAGGAACTAACAGACGAACA